GAGGGCGCCGTGGATGCGTCGGGCATGTTCGGCGCTGTGGCCGGCGCTGCTGCCCCGGCACCGTCGTTCCTGCAGCCCGCTGCGGCGCAGATGCCCCTGCCTCCGTTCATGAGCGCGCAGTGATGAGGATGGGGGCTTCGGCCCCTGTCTTAAGGAGTAATCGTAATGCCTAAAGGTTTCAAACACGGACTGAGATACACGCCCGAGTACAAGGTGTGGATCGGTATGCGGCAGCGATGCTTAAACCCAAACGGGCACAACGCTGCTTACTACAACGGAATATCTATTTGCGAAGAGTGGAGCGACCCTGCGAAGTTTGTGCGTGACATGGGTAATCGTCCATCACCACATCACCAAATTGACAGAATTGACAATACCAAAGGCTATTGTAAAGAAAATTGCAGATGGGTTGAGAAAACACCGCAAATGCAAAACACCCGCATTAGCAAATGGTGGTTTGTTTACGGCGTAAGGTATGCAAGCCTACGCGAAGCATCTGACGTCGTTGGGGTATCCGTCAGCAAAATTAAGGCGTGGTGTGAAGGACGCTCGGACGGCGGTTATTCATATTCTCCAAAACCTAACTGCTGGTCTGAAAAGAAATATGCGTGAAGATTGGGTGTATGACTGTGAAACCTATGTCAACGTCTTCACGCTGTCTGTGATGCACGTCGAGGCACCCGTCAGGCTGATGTTCGAGATCAGCGAGTGGCGCAACGAGTCCCGGCAGATTGTCGAGTTCGTGCGCTACCTCGCTGATCGCAATGCCCGCATGGCGGGGTTCAACAACATCGGCTTCGACTACCCCATCCTGCACACCCTGATGCAGATGGGGCAGTCTGACGCGCAGACGCTGTACCGCAAGGCGCAGGCCATCATCGAGCGCCAGGACGATGACGACCGCTGGCTGCACACGGTCAAGCCCAGCGACCGCATCGTGGAGCAGATCGACCTCTACAAGATCCACCACTTCGACAACAAGGCCCGCGCCACCAGCCTCAAGGCGCTGGAGTTCAACTTGCGGATGGACACGATTGAAGATCTTCCGTTCAAGGTTGGCACTGTTCTCACTCGGGAGCAGGTCGAGATTTTGAAGAAGTACAACGAGCATGACGTAGAAGCCACGCGGCTCTTCTACCACCTGACCACGGACATGCTGCGGTTCCGCGAAGACCTGTGCGCCAAGTACCCGGGCAAGGACTGGCTCAACTTCAACGACACCAAGATCGGTAAGGAGTACTTCACGCTGCGCCTGGAGCAGGCCGGCGTCTCCTGCTACGACTTCGGTCCTGATGGACGCACACCGCGGCAGACCCCTCGCCCGGTGATCCACCTGAAGGACGCCATCCTGCCGTGGATCACGTTCCAGCAGCCCGAGTTCATCCGGGTGCTGAACTGGCTCAAGGCGCAGACGATCACCGAGACCAAGGGCGTCTTCACGGATCTCACGGCCACGGTCGACGGGTTCACGTTCGTCTTCGGCCTGGGCGGCATCCACGGCTCGCTAGAGAACGTGGTGGTGGAGTCTGACGACGAGCACGTCATCATCGACCTCGACGTCACCAGCTACTACCCCAACCTGGCCATCACCAACGAGTTCCACCCAGAGCATCTGGGCAAGGACTTCGTGGCGATCTACAGCAACCTGTTCGAGCAGCGCAAGCAGTACCCCAAGAAGAGCAGCGAGAGCGAAATGCTCAAACTGGCCCTGAACGGGGTGTACGGCGACAGCAACAACAAGTTCAGCGTGTTCTACGACCCGCTGTTCACCATGAGCATCACACTCAACGGGCAACTGCTGCTGTGCCTGCTGGCCGAGCGCCTGATGGAGATCGGCGGCCTGTCGCTGGTGCAGATCAACACCGATGGCGTCACGGTGCGCGTGCCGCGTGCCCACATGCAGCGTGTGGATGAGACCTGCGCATGGTGGATGCACATGACAGGGCTGAACCTGGAGCAGGTGCGCTACCGGTGCATGTACCTGCGCGACGTGAACAACTACATCGGGCAGTACGAGGACGGCACCGTCAAGCGCAAGGGCGCCTATGAGTGGAACACCGGCTGGCACCAGAACGCTGGCGGCCTGGTGATCCCCAAGGTGGCCGAGAAGGTGCTGGTGGAGGGTGCTCCGATCCGCGAGACGGTGGAGAACTGGCCGCACCTGCACGACTTCATGCTGCGCATCAAGGTGCCGCGTTCAGGGTATCTGCAGTGGGGCGATTATGAAGTGCAGCGAACAACGAGGTACTACGTGGCCAATGGTGGCAAGCCATTGACCAAGTGGCTCCCACCTCTCAAGGGCAAGACCGACTGGCGCAAGTTCGCCGTGGAGAGTGGGTGGAACGTGCAGGTATGCAACAACATCAAGGACGTTGGACTGCCTGTGGACTTTGACTATTACGTACAGGAGATCGAGAAACTATGCCTGGCTTTAGCGTGAACCAAGTGCAACACGGTGGCGATCACTACAAGAAGCAAGTGATCCAACCGTGGGATTACATCGCTGCGAATCAACTCGGTTACTTCGAGGGCAACGTGGTGAAGTACGTCTCGCGGTGGAAGGACAAGGGTGGTGTCGAGGACTTGCGAAAGGCTCGGCACTACATCGACAAGTTGATCGAGTTGAACATCAGCAGCATCGAGCCGCACGGGTACTGACATGCTTGAAAAGAACATCGAAGCGAAGGTTTGCGGCTACGCCCGTGAGCGCGGGCTGCTGGCCTACAAGTTCACATCGCCAGCGCACGCTGCGGTGCCTGACCGGCTGTTCGTGCTGCCCAACGGGCGCATGTTCTTCTGCGAGTTCAAGCGCCAGGGCCAGAAGCCCACGCCGCCCCAAGAGCGCGAGCATCACCGGCTGAGGCAGCACAAGGTCAGCGTGTTCGTCATCGACAACGTGGACGCTGGGCTGCGCATGGTGGACGAGATGTTGACGACATGCTGATTGTGCCGATCACATTGAAAGCAGCACAGGAGTTCGTCAAGGTGCATCACCGCCACAACAAGCCCCCTGTCGGGCACAAGTTCAGCATAGGTCTGGAAACAGATTGGGGATTGTTGATCGGTGTGGCGTGTGCTGGTCGTCCGGTGGCGAGGATGTTCGACAACGGGCTGACCCTTGAGGTAAACCGAACCTGCACCTTGGGCGACAAGAACGCCAACTCGATGTTGTATGGCGCGGTGTGGCGGGCGGCCAAGGCGATGGGTTACAGGCGCTGCATCACTTACACGCAGCACGATGAGAGTGGCGCTTCACTCCGAGCAGTCGGGTGGATTCGCGTCAAAGACCTTCCTCCCAACAAAGGGTGGGATTGCCCGTCCAGAGTGCGAAGTGATATTGGCTCAGCGGGCATTGCTAGAACACTGTGGGAAATCCGATGCTGACGCCCAACCTGCTCCACGACTACCAGAAGAAGGCAGTCAACTTCCAATGTACGCAGCCTAATAGCATGCTATGGGTCAGCATGGGCTTGGGAAAGACCGTCATCACGCTCACCACCATCGCGCACCTGATCAAGACGCGGTTCCTGCGGGGCGTGATCATCATCGCCCCCATCCGCGTGATCCGTCTGGTGTGGCGCCAAGAGGCTGCGAAGTGGGAGCACACCAAGCACCTGCGCTTCAGCATGGTCACAGGCACCCGGGACCAGCGCACACGGGCGCTGATGCGCGAGGCTGATGTCTACCTGATGAACTACGACAACCTCAAGTGGCTTGGTGAGACGCTGCACACCTACTACGTCAGCAAGGACAAGCCGCTGCCGTTCAACGGTGTGGTGTGGGACGAGATCAGCAAGATGAAGAACAGCGCCACGGACCGCGTGCGAGCGGTCAAGCGCATCTTGGACAAGTTCGACTGGACGACTGGCCTCACCGGTACCCCGGCGTCCAACGGCTACAAGGATCTGCACGGGCAGTACCTGGTGGTGGACAAGGGGCAGCGCCTGGGCACCAGCAAGACCGCGTTCAAGACCCGGTTCTACAAGAAGGCCGGCCCCTACAAGGAGGTGCCCTACGACGACACCGAGACGGTCATCAAGACCCTCATCGGCGACATCACGCTGGAGATGAGCGCCGAGGACTACAACCCGCTGCCAGACCTCATCGTCAACAACATCGAGGTGGAGATGCCGCCCGAGTTGCGGGCCAAGTATGACCAGATGGAGCGCGACTTCTTCACCGTGCTCGACAGCGGCAAGGAGATCGAGGTGTTCAACTCGGCCGCGCTGACCAACAAGTGCCTGCAGTTCAGCAACGGCGCGGTGTACCCCATCGCCGGCATGCCGCTGTGGGAGCCGGTGCATGAGTTGAAGCTCGACGCACTCGACGAGATCCTTGACGAGGCGCAGGGCTCGCCTGTGCTGTGCGCCTACGCTTATCGGTCAGACGCAGAGCGGATCATGGAGCGGTTCAAGGCGCTGCGGCCCATCAACCTGACCGAGTGCAAGAGTGAGCGCGAGTTGAACAACGCGATGGAGCGGTGGAAGAGCGGTGACTGCCCTCTGATGATCGGCCACCCGGCCAGCATGGGCCACGGCATCGACGGGCTGCAGCACAAGGGCCGCACGCTGGTGTGGTTCGGGCTGAACTGGAGCCTTGACCTGTACGACCAGTTCAACGCCCGGGTGCGCCGGCAGGGTCAGGGTGCTCCGGTGGTGTGCCACCGCATCCTGTGCCAGGACACCCTCGACCAGGCGCAGGCTCTGGCGCTGGACGAGAAGGCGACTACGCAGGCCGGTCTGCGCAGCGCCGTGAAGGAATACCGGAAGCAAAAAGGAGTGTGACATGGAAGGCTACCGACTGATCGAACTGGACGTGATCCGCTGGGCCGAGGCCCGCAAGATCATCCCCAACAGCACCCCGATGGCGCAGGCCATCAAGACGCTGGAGGAGGTGACCGAGTTGATCTCTGCGCTGCACCGCAACAACCGCGAGGAGGCACTCGACGCCTATGGGGACGTGCTGGTGACGCTGATCATCGGTGCCGATCTGGCGGGCTTCGACCTTGTGGACGCGCTGGCCAAGGCGTACCATGAGATCAAGGATCGCAAGGGCACTTTGCGAGGCGATGGTGTCTTCGTCAAAGAGGCAGCATGACCGTCAAGATCACCAGTGACAAAGCCGCAGCGGTGGATCAAGACTACTTCTGGCGCCCGCTGCACACCTGCCCGCTGTCGGCCAAGGTGCAACTGCTGACGCAGGGCGGCGTTGCCGTTTACGGACAGTACCAGCCCGGTGTTGGTGGCTATCTCGGCTGGGCACCGCTGCCCAAGAAACCGGGATGGATGGAAGGGAGTCAGCCTCATGGCTACTGACCTGAGAACCGCCGCTCAGCAG